ATACGGTCAAGCTCTAATGCGAGAAGCTTTACCCAAGTTTTCCGTTAGCATTAAAGAGTGGCTTGTGTCAATAGCAAAATACGCTACTCCAGCTCGCTACCAAATAGAACTACAGACGCTAGACCCTAAGGTAATTGCCTACATATCCACCAAGGCTATAATTGACAGCATAACAAAAAAGAGACCAATGTCTCAAGTGGCTATCTTCCTCGGCGCTCGTCTTGAAGATGAGATTAGATGTAAATTTCTACTAAATAATAACGAAGAGAAAGCTCAAGGCATTCTACTAGGAGCTAAGCGCAGAAAAGGACTCAACGCTAAAGTCCGTCACGTTCGCTCCTCGATGAAAAACGAGGCAAGCAAAGGGCTTATGCCTGAGTTTGAGAAGTGGGCAACGAGAGATAAAACTAGTGCGGGATTAACAGCGGTAGAATTATTCAGAAACTGCACAGGACTGATTGAATATAACTATGTTCTTGAACGAGCTGGGCGCAGGCCGACTAGGTTTGTTGCTCCCACCAAAGAGCTGGTCGATTGGATTGAAAACTACAACGATAACCGGGAGCTTATGGAACCCTTTTGGTTGCCCACTGTAGAATTACCTGAGCCTTGGACAAGCGTGTGGAAGGGAGGCTACCCGGCTGACGACAGACTACCAGAGGTTCCCTTCATCAAGACTTCGAACATGGACTACCTACGCTCGATACCGGGAGAGCTGAAGGAACCTATGGGTGCTGTGAATCTAATCCAGCAGACTCCTTGGGAAATAAACTCAGCAGTAAAGGATGTCATGGAGTGGTCTTGGGACAACAACGTAGCCATAGGAGACATACCAAACCGAAAGGACGAAGAGTTCCCTCCTCTACCAAATGACTTCAAAACAAACCCGGAGGCTAACGTCAACTGGAGACGACAAGCTGCCAAGATATACGACATAAATCTATCCACTAAATCTAGACGCCTACTCACAGCTAAGGTTTTACACCTAGCAAACAAATTCGAAGGCAATCGTTTCTTCTTTCCCTCTAACGTCGATTGGAGAGGCAGGGTCTACAACATCCCTTCGTTTCTTAACGTCCAGAACGCCGACCCATCGCGGGGGTTGCTACAGTTTTTTCGTTCTGAGCGTGTCAAGACAGAAGCACAAGCTGAGTGGTTAGCTATTCATGGCGCTAACACATATGGCAATGACAAGGTAACCCTTGAAGAGAGAATCCAATGGGCAAACGACTATTCTGACGAGGCTTGTTTGATTGCGTCCGGTCCTAAAGAAAACCTAAGTTGGACTACCGCTGACAAACCTTGGCAGCACCTCGCTTGGTGCCTAGAATGGGCTGCGTATAAACAGAAAGGATTTGTAGATTCTAAACTACCTTGTGCTCAGGATGCAACCAACAACGGACTACAACTCTTAGCTTGCTTAACGCACTGCGAAGAGACCGCTCACGCTACCAACGCCTCACCCACCGACTACCCTCAAGATATATATTCAGTGATTGCGGCCCGTGTTAACGGCAAGCTAAAAGAAGACGCAAGTACGGGAAACGTAGTAGCTAAGTCTTGGTTAAGATTTGAGGTTGACCGTAAGGCAACAAAGAGACCGACAATGGTATACCCATATGGCGGAACTTTTTATTCTTGTAGAGCTTACATCGACGAGTGGTATCAAGACCGCCTGCGAAAAGACCACGTTCCAAATCCCTTTTCCGAGAGCGAACGATACAAAGTCACAGGCTACCTCGCTAAACTTGTGTGGCATTCTATTCAAGAGGTGTTCGATAGACCCACCAAGTGCATGAAATATTTACAAGGAGTAGCCTCAGTAATGACCAGAGCTGGCAAGGTTGTTGATTGGGTCACTCCTTCCGGGTTCCCTGTGCTACAACACTACGCCAAGCAGACTTCCAAATCAGTGTCTACTAAGATTGGAGGTGAGGCTACTTGGGTAAACTTCCGCGACAGCACTGACGAACTCAGCGTAGCTAGGGCCAAGCAAGGAATCAGCCCTAACTTCGTGCATTCTATTGATGCTTCGATTCTCACCAAGACTGTGTTGGGTGCTAATTCATTAGGTATATGGGACTTCTCGTGCATCCACGATTCCTTTGGAACACACTCAACAAGGTCCCACGACCTAGCGTTAGCTATAAGAAAAGCAGCTTCTGAGATTTTTAGTGTTGACTTGCTCCAAGAGTTCGACCAAAACCTCAGGTGTTCTAACCCTGAGTTGGAATTCCCTGAGTTACCTGAGTATGGAACATTTGACCCACAAGGGGTTAAACATAGTCGGTATCTCTTTAGTTAAACAACACAAAGAAAAACCAAAACCAATGAGTACAAACCTAAAATTAGTCACCCCTATCGGAACCGCAATCTACCCTAAGTTGGTAGAGCCAGACACAGCGTTTGATGAAGTGGGTGTTTTCACCTGTAAGCTTCACGTTTCGGAAGACGAGTTCGAGGCTTTCAAAGCTAAGGTCGATGTCCTAGCCAACGCTGCTTACGATTCCGAATGTCAGCGTCAAGGTAAGACAGTCAAGAAGGCCAAGAGCTGCCCTGTTCGAATCACCGAAGATGGCGATTACGAAATCTTAGCAAAACAAAAAGCTAAGGTCACTACCCGCGCTGGAGATGTTATTGAATTTAACATCCCATTGTTTGATGCTGATGTTAAATCCATCACCAACAAACCTAAGATTGGCTCTGGTTCAAAAATCCGCATGAGTGCCGTCTTTAAAGATTGGTATGTCCCAAGTCAGGGATGGGGTTACACCCTCCGACTTAAGGAAGCACAAATCCTTGAGCTGGTTGAGTATAGCGTTTCTGGCGGTGGAGGTTCCTTTAGCAGCGAAGCGGGAGGATACACCACATCTGGAGAATCACTCAATGAGGCACTGGAGCAAAACCAAGAGGAGCAGGGTCAAGTCGCCCCGTTCTAAATTCCGTTCGCGTTTCGAGGAGAGGCTCGCTTGTGGCTTAGACAAGCGCGGCGTTGCCTTCTCCTACGAATCGTGTCGTTTAGAATACACCGTAGTCCGTAAGTATACACCTGACTTCATTTTCCCAAACGGAGTCATGGTAGAAGCCAAGGGCTACTTTACTTCAGCCGACCGCACCAAGCATCTACGTGTTCGCGAATCGAATCCTCTTTTGGATATTCGATTTTGCTTTCAGAAGTCTGACAACAAGCTCAACAAAACGAGCAAGACGAGTTACGCCGACTGGTGTGACAAGCACGGGTTTCTTTGGTGCGAGCGGGTGATACCAAAAGAATGGGTTTTATAAATACACATCAACCATGCGATGAATGTGGAAGCAGCGATGGACTTGCAGTCAACGAAGATGGCAGCTCAAAGTGTTTCGTCTGTGGAGAATTCACGCCAACAACCAACGAAGAACAGAACAACCAAATGGAAAACACAACACAACCGACTCCCCGGTTTATACAGGGAGACTTTATGCCAATACCTAGTAGAGCCATTCACATGGATGTCTGCAAACGGTATGACTACCGCATAGGAGAACACAACGGTGACGCATGTCACATAGCAACCTACCGAGACGAGGAGAGGAACATAGTCTCTCAAAAGATTCGTCTTGAAGGTAAGGATTTTAGAAGCATCGGAAGCCCTACTTGTTTCTGGGGACAACACCTATGGCCTAACGGAGGCAAGCGCCTTACCATTACTGAGGGGGAGATTGATTGTCTGACGGTAGCTCAGGTAGTTGGAGAAGGTAAGTGGCCTGTGGTTAGCTTACCCTCAGGTGCTCAAGGAGCTAAGCGGGTATTTCAAAAGCAAATGAAGTGGCTTGAGAAGTTCGAGGAGGTTATCCTTATGTTCGACAACGACGAACCCGGCAACAGCGCAGCGGAGGCTTGTAGTCACGTGCTACCCGCTGGTTCCTGCAAGATTGCCAAGCTCACAGCAAAGGACCCCAACGAACTTCTAGTCGAAGGACGAGGCCGGGAGATTGTTGACGCCTACTGGCAAGCTAAGGTCTGGCGACCCGATACTATCATTGACGGAACCGAGCTACTAGACCGACTCACCACTAGCAAAGTAAACGAAAGTGTTCCCTATCCTTGGGAAGGTCTTAACGATAAGACACACGGACTTCGCAAAGGGGAAATCGTGACGGTTTGTGCTGGTTCTGGTATAGGAAAAAGCGCAGTCACCAAAGAGCTAGCTTACCACCTTCTTACGCACACCGATAAGAAGATTGGTTACATTGCTCTGGAAGAATCTATCGAACGCACTGCTAACTCAATCATAGGTCTCGACATGAACAAGCTCTTACACCTAGAGCCTATTCAAGTTAACGATGATTATCGAAAGAGCTTTGAGAAGACAGTAGGTAGCGGTCGCGTGTTCTTCTACGACCACTGGGGTAGCCTTGAGTCTAACAACCTATTGAGCCACATCAGGTATATGGCTAAGGCCCTTGGTGTTGAATATTTGGTGTTAGACCATTTATCAATAGTTGTCAGCGGTTTAGACTCTGGAGACGAGAGGCGAATAATCGATAACACAATGACCAAGCTCCGCGCTCTGGTTGAGGAGTGTAAGATTGGTCTCATCCTTGTGAGTCACCTTAAGCGCCCGGAAGGTCGAGGCCACGAGAACGGAGCAGAGACTAGCCTAGCTCAACTTAGGGGAAGCGCGTCCATAGCTCAACTAAGTGACATAGTTTGTGGACTGGAAAGAGACCAGCAAAACGCTGAGTCTCGAAACACCACTAACGTTCGCGTGTTAAAGAACCGCTTCAGCGGAGACACGGGGTTAGCCTCCACGTTGACCTACAGTCACATCACAGGACGGCTGGCTGAAACCGAGATTCTCGACAACGAAGAACCCGAAGAAACTGATACCCCATTTTAATGAAATATAACAGTAACTTTAAGTATGACCTAAAGGTCGGGCAAGTAGCTGAGCAAGAGCTTGGCGAGATGCTTGAAAACAAAACCATTGAAGTTAAACGAGACCTTATGGCCAAAGTTACTGGCAACCTGTTTATTGAGTTTGAGTCCAGAGGTAAGCCGTCCGGGATTGACAAGTCCGAGGCTGACTACTGGTGCTTCGCTCTCGAAACAGTTTTTATCCTTATCTCTTCTGAGAACCTTAAAGCTCTAGTCGAACCCCTAAAGGGAACCGACAGGGAGAAGAGAGGAGGAGACAACAACACCTCTGTCGGTGTGCTGCTAAAACTCACCGACTTAATACAACACAGCAAATGAAAAAAATAGTAATAGATATAGAGACCAACGCCATCGAGTGTTGGGCTACACTCAAAGGACTGAAGACCATCCACTGCATCAGTATTTTAGATACAGCTACAGGAGAGATGACATCTTACAACTCCCAGATAAAGGGAGGAATCGACACAGCGTTTTCGGTAATCGGTGCCGCTGACGTTATCATCGGACACAACTCCATCGGGTTTGACTGGCCAGCCATGCTCAAGATGGACAAGGAAGGGTCACTTGGTTTGGACCCTCCGTTCGTAATTGACACAAAAATTATGGCCAAGTGCGTCTACCCGGACCTCAAGACTGAAGACTTCAAAACTAAAAGCGTTGAGCCTAAGTATGCAGGAAGTCACAGCTTGAAAGCTTGGGGAATGAGACTTGGAATACACAAAGACTCACACGGTGATACTGAGGACTGGTCACAATGGTCTCAGGAAATGCAGGACTACTGCGAGCAAGACGTTAGGGTTACCTTCGCTCTTTATAGCCACCTCAACACTAAAGTCCCTAACAAAAATGTTCCGTTGCTTGAGCATGACTTCGCGAACGCGATTCGCAATCAAGTGGAGACAGGCTTCCCATTCGACATAGACAAAGCAAAGAAGCTGGCGTCTAAACTAATGACAAGAAGGGTTGAGCTACAGGATGAGCTACAGAAGCTATTCCCTCCTAAGATTGTTGAGACCAAGACTCCGGCTGGTTGGTCAGTCGTCGAAGAAGGAGTTACCTACACAGCTACCACCAAAAAAGACCTAAAGGTTAAGCTCAAAGAAGCAGGACTAAAGCAGACATTAGCTAACCAAGCTGACAAGACTGGAAACAAAAGCATTGAGGTTCCATTCAACGCTGGTTCTCGTGACCAAATCTCAGCTAGGTTGATTGAGTCCGGTTGGAAACCTAACGCTTACGAAGGCAAGCGCCCGGCAATCAACGAGGCAGTCCTAAAGGACATCAACACTCCAGCTTCCTTAGCTCTGCTTGAGTATCTTCTCATTCAAAAGAGACTAGGCGCATTAGCTGAAGGTAGGTATGCTTGGATGGGTATGGTTCAGAACGGACGCATACACGGCGATGTCGATTCGCTTGGCGCTTACTCTGGAAGATGCACTCACTCGAAACCAAACCTTGGACAGATTCCCGCTACCCGTGCTCCCTACGGCGCTGAGTGCCGAGAGCTATTCACTGCTCCCAAAGGTAAGGTCCTAGTAGGAGCTGACGCTTCCGGTATCGAGCTTCGCGTGTTAGCAAGCTACTTGTCTAACTGGGACCGAGGGTCCTACGCTAAGACGATTGTAGAAGGAGACATTCACACCGCTAACCAAGAGGCGGCTGGATTATCAACGAGAGATGAAAGTAAGAAATTCATTTATATGTGGCTCTACGGCGCCGGGGACGCAGCCATTGGAGCTATCGTTGACGGCGGGGAACGCGAAGGCAGAGCACTGAAGAATCAATTCCTTGAGAAGATTCCTGCTGTGCGCTCTTTGATGAACGCCATCGACCAACGGGTCAAAACACAAGGCAAAATCAAAGGACTAGACGGTAGGTTAATCCCGGCGCGTAAAGCGTTCAGCGCTCTCAACCTTCTGTGTCAGTCAGCCGCCGCCATCATAATGAAGAAAGCTCTAGTGCTCTTCGCTAAACGAGCTAACGGATACGAGATGCACGCCAACGTCCACGATGAGGTTCAGTTCTCCTGTGACGCTGACAGAGCTGAAGAACTAGGAGAACTATTTGTTGACTGCATCAAAAGTGCAGGCTTCGAACTCAACGTTGCATGCCCACTGGATGGGGAATACAAAATAGGAAACAACTGGAAGGAGACACACTAATGGACTCAATAATAATTGACGGAGACATGGTAGCCTACCGGGCTGCATTCGCTAGTGAGTATGAAACCAAATGGGACGAAGACCAATGGACTCTTCTCTGTTCTGAGACAGACATGAAGCGAGAGGTTGAGACCTTCTTTAGTAACTTGAGGACCAGACTTGACTCTAATGACTTGACTCCAGTGTTCTCGCCTTCGACTAACTACCGCTACGACATCTTCCCGGAATACAAAGCCTCAAGAAAGACAAAGAGAAAACCTCTTGGATTGAAGTGGTTGTTTGGTTGGATGAAAGAAACCTACGGTGGCATCACCGCTGAGAACATGGAGGCTGACGATTGGATTGGTATCCACTGCACCAATGAACCAAAGAAAACCATAGCTGTGTCAGGTGACAAGGACTTCGCTACTCTACCTATTCGTTGGTATAATCCACTGAAGGACGAGCTAAAGGAGATAACAGAAGAGGAGGCTCGAAACTTCCACCTCATTCAGACACTAGCCGGGGACCAAGCTGACGGCTACGCCGGGGCTAAAGGTGTGGGTCTCATCGGAGCTAAAAAACTGATGGACAAGAAGGGATATACATGGGATACCGTGGTAGGAGCTTTTGAGAAGGCAGGGCAAACCGAAGAAGACGCACTGGTTAACGCTAGGCTAGCCTACATCCTTCAACACAAAGACTACGACAAAGATACCAAGAAGATAAACCTATGGAAACCTTCGAAGTAAACGACCCTAAAGGGGAAGCTGGCTCAAAGAAAGCTCCCATGCATCTGCTTCCTCCGTTTGCAATGGAGGAGGCGGCTTGGGTCCACAGCTTAGGGGCCAAGAAATACGGACCATACAACTGGAGAAAAACAGGGGTTTGTGCTACTACGTATGTGTCTGCCATCATCAGACATCTGAATGCTTGGAGGGACGGAGAGGACCTAGACCCTGAGTCCGGGAGGAGTCACATAGCTCACGTCGTGTGTTCAGCGAACATCTTATTGGACGCTCAAAGATGCGAAACCCTACAGGACGACAGGTATAGAGTGGGTATATGTGAAAATAATGAATGACTCGATATGTTTCCAGAGACTCATTTCCCTTTAAATTCAGAGCTAATTAAGGCTCTGGACGATAGATTCCCTATGCGTGACTTTGATACCAAGGTTACGCTAAGGGACATCGACTATCATCACGGGCAGCGTTCCGTTGTTAATTTCC